AGAGCAACAAGCACACCATGTTGCTGTGAGCGATAGACTAAACAGACTAGAGCAATGGCGCTGGATTATGATTGGCGGCGCGATGGTCGTTGGTTATCTCATATCTGCCATGCCAGTATTGAAATTATTCGGGTAAAAGTAAATTTTTTACTTGACTTTGTAACCTTTTTAGAGTATATTATGTATTATGTTGATGACAGATTTAGATTATATTCATTCGATTTCCCACAAACTGAGGAATTTCAAGAAGAAGAAAGATTATCTTTATAATTTTTCTTGCCCTGTTTGTGGTGATTCCACGAAGAAAAAGACAAAAGCAAGAGGGTACTTCTATCGCGTCAAAGATATGATGTTGTATAGATGCCACAACTGCGGACTGTCCACTACATTCGGTAAATTACTTGAAAGAGTAGATGCTGAAGTCTATAAACAATACATTCTTGCAAGATATAAGAATGGTGAGACCTCTCGTACTATGTTTGATGAACCTGAGTATAAGTCAGTCGTAATCAAACAAACAACCCTCCTAGACACCGTTAAAACCGTTTCTAGACTATCTTTAGAGCATCCAGTACGCAAGTATATGGAGATGAGAAAGATACCAGAAGAGCGATGGGAAGAACTATATCTAGTCAACAAGTTCTGCACATTCGTCAACCGAATAATACCAAATAAGTTTACTAATGTAGACCAAGACCACCCTAGACTTATCATACCATTCTATGACAAGACGGGTAAACTGATAGGATTTCAAGGTCGTGCATTCGGTAAAGAGAAACCAAAGTATATCACTATTATGCTTGATGAGACTGCACCTAAACTATATGGGTTAGACAAAGTTAATCTTTCCGAAAAAGTTTACGTTGTAGAGGGTCCAATCGATTCCATGTTTATAGATAATAGTATTGCAATGGCAGGCGCAGATGCAAGCGGTTTAGAGAAACTTGATTATGCATACAATGACTATGTTTTTGTGTATGATAATGAACCACGCAATCCAGAAATTGTTAAAAGAATGTCGAAACACATCGACAATAACGATACTATTGTGATATGGCCTGAGACTATCGGCGAAAAAGACATTAATGATATGATTATAGCAGGAAAAAGCAAGTTAGACATTATGGACATTATAAGTAAAAACACACATAGAGGTCTAAGTGCAAGAATGAGGTTTGGTGAATGGAAGAAATGCGAATAGATATTGTAGACCATTTTATACAAGCAGAAAGATGCCACTTTTTTACTAATCAGTGTAAAGAATTGCGTTGGAATATTGTAGAATATGATATTTACAATGAGGAAAGATATTTGAGCGGTATGACCGCAGAACTAAATGATGAGATGCGTGGATTTCTAGATGAAAGAATTCTATCGCAAGCAAAAACACTAACAGGTTTAGAATTAAAAATCGTAAGAGCATATATCAATGCATGGAAACCAAACGAACCTAGTTTTCCGCATATTGATGGATGTCACACAACCTGTTTAATATATTTAAATTTAAATTATGATGTAAAGTATGGTGGTGAGACTATTTTCTATGATGACAATAAAGATGCGTGTTATGCGATAACGCCTTTTGCCGGTCGCGCAGTTTTCTTTGATGGCAACATAGTTCATAGAGCATCTTCTTATAACCATTTATATAATGGATACCGTCATACGATTGCGTATAAATTAGGAGAATAGAATGACAACAAGCGAATTAGAATTAAGGCGAAAAGAACAACCTATAAGTTTTATCAAAGATGTAGAACCAGATTTGAGTGTGTATGATTTGGTAATTCAGCAACAGCAAATTGAAGAGATGGAATCATTTGATACAATAGACGCAGAAGAATTAGCAAAAGATGTTATACAACTTCTAGGTGAAAGTGACCCCAAATTTAGACGCTATTTAGATATAAAACCAACATATGTGAGTAAAATTAAGTATACGCATGATGCATATCCTGTTCCTATGAGAGGTTATAATGATGCTTTACAGGTATTAGTGTGTTTTGCTAAATCATGGTCAAAGGATTGGGGTGGAGAGATTATAGCATATACTGAATGTGAACCTTCAGATATTATTGCAAGTCATCCAGGACGTATTTCAGTTCTATCAAATGACGCATGGTGGAAAGTAACACACCCAAATGTTGCGGCAACTTACGATTTAGATTACTTATTTTTCGTATTACCAAATAAAAACAATTAAAGAAACAGGAGCAGAAATGGATCAACCAAGTATTCATGTCATCAAAAATGATGGTCGGAAAGAAACATTAGATATTAGAAAAATTCAGAAAATTACACAAGAAGCATGTGATGGTTTACATGGCGTGTCCGCGTCACAGGTAGAGATGAATTCGGGTATTCAGTTCTTTGATGGGATTGAAACTAAAGACATTCAAAAAATTCTTGTGAAATCTGCTTCCGACTTGATTTCATTAGAAGCACCCAACTATGAATACGTTGCGGCGCGATTGTTGCTGTACGGATTACGCAAAAATGTGTTTGGTGAATATGAATATCCTTCTCTGTTAGAGCATGTGAAACATAACATTGACCGTGGTGTGTATGATAAGGAATTACTATCATACTACGATGAAGATGAGTGGTCTAAACTAGATGCTATGATTTATCATCAGCGCGACTTAAACTTCACTTATGCTGGATTACAGCAAGTGGTTGACAAGTACTTAGTACAAGACAGAAGCAACGGTGATATCTATGAGACACCTCAGTTTATGTATTTGCTCATCGCCGCAACTTTATTCGCACAATATCCTAAGGAGACAAGACTATCATATGTCAAAAGATACTACAACGCAATCTCACTATTCAAAATCAATATTCCAACGCCTGTTATGTCAGGTGTCAGGACCCCTATACGTCAGTTTGCATCTTGTGTTCTTGTGGACGTTGATGACACTCTCGATTCCATTTTTAATTCTGATAGTGCTATTGGATACTATGTTTCACAACGGGCGGGCATTGGTATTAATGCTGGCAGAATTCGTGGAATCAATTCTAAAATTCGTGGAGGTGAAGTACAACATACTGGTGTCATTCCTTTCCTCAAAAAGTTCGAAGCGACAGTAAGATGTTGTACACAGAATGGTGTGCGCGGTGGGTCTGCTACTACTCACTTTCCTATCTGGCACAAAGAGATTGAAGATATTCTTGTACTAAAGAACAACAAAGGTTCTGAAGATAATCGTGTTCGCAAACTTGACTATTCAATTCAGTTGAGTAAGTTATTCTATGAGCGTTTTTTGAAGAGCGAAAACATTACTTTGTTCTCGCCGCATGATGCTCCTGGTCTATATGAAGCATTCGGTACACCTGAGTTTGATGAGATGTATCTCAAGTATGAGAGAGCATATTCTGTACCTAAGAAGACTGTACCTGCTAGAGAGTTGATGATTAATCTACTCAAAGAACGTGCAGAGACCGGTCGTATCTATCTTATGAACATCGACCATTGTAATACTCATAGTTCATTCAAAGACCGTGTGTACATGAGTAATCTGTGTCAAGAGATTACACTACCAACTACACCTATTCAGCATATCGATGATGAGAATGCTGAGATTGCTTTGTGTATTCTATCTGCAATCAACATTGGTCAGTTGAAGCATACAGATGAGTTAGAAGATTTGTGTGACTTAGCAGTTCGCTCACTAGATGAGATTATTGACTATCAGAAGTATCCTGTCATTGCCGCTGAGAAATCAACTAGAGCAAGACGGTCTTTAGGAGTTGGATATATAGGTCTAGCACATTACCTAGCAAAGAACAAAGTCAAATATGATGACCCTAAAGCATGGGAACTTGTAGATGAACTATCTGAGAGTTTTCAATATTTCTTGCTGAGAGCATCTAATCAACTTGCTCAAGAAAAAGGTAAATGTGAGTATTACGACCGAACTAAGTATGCAGATGGTATTCTACCTATTGACACATACAAGAAAGAGGTCGATGAAATTTGCAACAGAAAGTTAAGTCGTGATTGGGATAATCTTAGAGCAGACATCAAAGCATACGGACTCCGCAACTCAACTCTGTCCGCACAGATGCCATCAGAGAGCAGTTCCGTTGTGTCAGGAGAAACTAATGGAATCGAACCTCCTAGAGCATACCTGTCCGTTAAGAAAAGCAAAAAAGGGACTCTTAAACAGATTGTTCCACAGTATACTACGCTAAAGAATTCATATACTCTATTATGGGATATGAAAAGCAACGAAGGGTATATCAAAGTCGTTGCGATGATGCAGAAGTATTTCGACCAAGCAATCAGTGGTAACTGGTCATACAATCCAGAAAACTACGAGAATAATGAAGTGCCAATCTCAGTGATGGCGCAAGACCTACTTACAACCTATAAGTATGGATGGAAGACTGCTTACTATCAAAACACTTATGATGGTAAGAAAGATGATGATGAAGAAACTGTAGTAGAAGAAACAACGAAAAAGTTCGATAACCCACCAGAGTATTTCGGTGAAGATGAAGCATGTGATGCCTGTGCAATTTAAGGAAAAAAGTAATGACAAGTGTATTTAACAAAAACAAAGTAGATTTCAAAAAACAACCAATGTTCTTTGGTGAAGACCAAGGTATGCAAAGATATGATGAATTCAAGTATCCTATCTTTGATAAACTGACACAGAAACAACTTGGTTTCTTTTGGCGTCCAGAAGAAATTTCATTACAGAAAGACCGCAATGACTATAACGAGTTGCGTCCTGAACAAAAGCACATCTTTACATCAAATCTGAAGTATCAGATTTTGCTTGATAGTGTTCAAGGTAGAGGACCTGCGTTAGCATTTATGCCTTACTGTTCTTTACCAGAACTAGAAGGTTGTATTATTGCATGGGACTTCATGGAGACTATTCACAGTCGTAGTTATACATACATGATTAAGAACTTGTATGCAAACCCATCAGAGGTTTTCGACACAGTTGTTGATGATGAAAAAATTATGAAACGTGCAGATAGTATTACAAAGTGTTATGATGATTTCATTGATTATGCAAAACGATATGAATTGAATGGTGAAGGTACCACAAAAGAATTAAAACGCAAATTATGGAGAGCATTAGTTACAGTAAATATCTTAGAAGGTATTCGCTTCTATGTTTCATTTGCGTGTACTTTTGCATTTGGAGAGTTGAAGCAAATGGAAGGTAGCGCAAAGATTATCTCATTCATTGCGAGAGATGAAAGTCAACACCTTGCTATTAGTCAACATATTATTAAGAATTACAAGAATAACGAAAATGACAAAGAAATGCTTGATGTTATTAATGAAGAACAAGAATTCATGTATGACATGTATCGTCAAGCAGTAGATGAAGAAAAGGAGTGGGCGAAGTATCTATTCAAAGATGGAGCGATGATTGGTCTCAATGAGAAACTATTATCAGACTATGTTGAATGGGTAGCAAACAAGCGCATGAAAGCAATTGGACTGAACGCAATCTATGATATCAAACCTGGAGACAATCCACTACCATGGACTCTTCATTGGTTAAATAGTTCAGGTCTTCAAAATGCCCCTCAAGAAACTGAAATCGAATCCTATGTCATTGGAGGTATTAAGCAAGATGTTGAGAAAGACAGTTTTGCTGGATTTACTTTATAGGGAGCAAAAATGGCGAGACCGAAAACATATGCATGTATAGACTGTGATGCTGAATTTAGATTAGCACACAACATGGATGAGGATTATTATCAAGTTACGTTGTGTCCCTTTTGTGGCGCAGAAGTTGAAACAGAAGATTATGAA